CGATAATATGTCTGCTCGCTCCGCAACGGAGGTTGTAGAACGTATGAAGGAGTTGAGTCAGAACCTCGGATCAGCATTTGGACGATTGATAAACGAGACCATGATTCCACTTGTTGCGAAAATACTACAAGTGATGGATGACAGAGGTATTATCGATATGCCTTTGCGTGTCAATGGTCTAGAGGTAAAGGTATCGCCAGTTGCTCCATTGGCCATGGCTCAGAACATGGAAGACGTAACCAATGTTATGCAGTTTGTACAGATGGCTCAAGGCTTTGGCCCAGAGGGTCAAGCCACACCGAAGATGGGCGAGATTACAGACTACATTGCAGACAAGCTAGGCATCCCAACAAAGTTGCGTTTTGACTCCGCTGAGAGGCAATATAATTTGCAACAGGCAGCACAGATGGCAGCTCAGGCCGCACAGCAAAATCCAGAGATTGGAGCTGGCGGTGAGACCGATAAGAAGATTTTAGATATGCTTGGTGTAAACAAACTATCAGAGGTAATGCCAAATGCGTGATGATGTAGCGCGAGCGTTAGCCGCTAGAGCATTAGAGGTAGCTCAAAAGACAAAAAGTCAGCAAGGCCCTAAAGGTGAGAAGGGTGATGCTGGTCAAATTATTGTCCAGCCAAACAAGGGTGACAAAGGGGATACTGGCCCAATGGGGCCACAAGGTATCCCAGGTAAATCCATTACTGGCCCAAAGGGCGATAAAGGCGATAAAGGTGATACTGGTCAAAAGGGTGATACTGGTCAAAAAGGTGATGCCGGTAACAAGGGCGATAAGGGAGAGCGCGGAGAACGTGGCTTTCAAGGTCTAAAAGGATTAGATGGCTCTAAGGGCGATATTGGCCCAATGCCCAAGCACGAGAAAAAAGGTTTAATGATCCGCTTTGAGAAGGAGCCTGGCACTTGGGGCGAGTGGATCATTATGCCAACTAGCGGTGGCGGTGGCGGTGGCGATGACAAACTAACAGATCGCCAAGCAGAGTTGGTTGCTTTAGCTGAGTTTTATAAGACGCGCGGATCTAATACTAATAAATACATTAAAAGCGATGGAACAAATTTAACTTGGGATACGTTAGACGCTGGTGATATTACTGGTTTTGGATCTAACACAGGCATTACTGGCTGGAATTACTCAGGTTTAAGTAAATCTGTTACGGCTGAAGAAACTGCCCCTGCTGGATTATTTATTAGTCCTGATGGTTTAAATATGTATGTCAACGGCACAACTGGCGATGATGTAAACCAATACACGCTATCAACTGCTTTTAATGTATCAACAGCTACTTTTGTAAGGTTGTTTTCCACATCAGCACAAGATTCTGCACCAGAAGATATTTTCTTTAAACCTGATGGTTTATCCATGTTTATTATGGGCGGTACTAACGATACTGTTTTTCAGTACACACTATCTTCTGCTTTTAATATTTCTACTGCATCTTACGCATCTAAATCATTTAGCGTAACTTCGCAAGAAACAAGCCCAACTGGTCTTTGGTTTAAGCCTGATGGCACAGTAATGTATGTTATTGGCACAACAAACGATACAGTATTTCAATACACTTTAGGAACAGCTTGGGATGTTTCTACTGCTTCTTACGCAAGCATTTCTTTTAGCGTACAGACTCAAGAAGGAACACCAAACCAAGTAAACCTAAGTGCTGATGGTTTAACAATGTGGATTCTTGGTGCAACTGGTGATGATATTACTCAATATGCTCTTGGAACTGCGTTTAATGTTTCTACCGCAGTATTTGAAAATTCATTTTATGTTGGTTTTCAAGATACCAATCCACAAGGTTTGTTTATTGATTCTACTGCCGCCAATCGTGTTTACATAGTTGGCACAACTAATGATTCCGTATTTCAATACAACACCGCAACAAACTCAATAAGTGCAGTAACCGATGTATTTAATACGACTAGCAACGCTAGAGTACAAGGTAACTTAGCAGTACAAAACAATGCTTATATAGATGGATTTTTAGTTGTTCAAGGAAATATTACTGGTAGTAGTTCAACAACTTTAAATAGTTTGACATCTAGTGGTACAACAAGCCTTGCAACATCAACTGCCGCACAAACAGTAGCATTAGGCTCAGGAGCAACAGTATCAGGCTCTACCAAAACATTAAACATTGGTACGGCTGGTGTATCAGGCTCTACTACTGCTATTAACATTGGTTCTGCGGTATCAGGAGCAACTAGCACAACAACATTAAACGGCTTAGTAATTGATAGTATTAGTGCGGCAGTAAGTGCGGCTGGCACTACACAAGGAACGGCTACTGGGTTAGTTTCTAATATCAATAATGTGACTGTAGTTACTGCTGCGGCTGCTGGAGTAAGACTGCCAACTGCGGTAGCTGGTATGCGTATCCTAATTAGAAACTCAGATAGTTTAGATATATTAAGTATATATCCAGCCACAGGCGGGACGATTAATGCCTTGGCTGCTAATGCTGCATTTACCATTATCGCTGGCGCAACAATTGAATTAGTAGCCACCACCGCTACGCAATGGTACACATTCTAAAAAGGACTGCTAGTGTTCCAAACCGCATTTCAGGTCTTAGCGTTTCAAACTAATGCGTTTCAGATAGGACAAATACCCCCCAATCCTTATACTGACACGCATGATGGTTTCACGCCCGAAGAAATTAGACGGGCAAAAAACTTAGACCGAAAGATACGGGAAAAAGAACTAGCATTACTTAAAGCCCAACGAGCAGACCGAGAATCTCGTAAAGCTAGAATTAAGGGTTTAGTTGACCCACCAAAAATTGTTGCTAAACAGAAACAAAATAAACTACAATCTATTCAAGAGGTTAAGGCTGGTATACCGCCAGTTGATACTACAGAACTAGAGCAGTCTATCGCCTACCTTGAAAACCAACGAAGCAAGTTGCTAAGGGCGGTAGAGTTAAGACGAGAACAAGGCCAAATAAGGTCTAGGCTCGCAATACTTGAAACTCAACGCCTTGCTGAACAAGACGATGAGGAAAGCATATTACTACTAATTTAGACCCCCACGCACAATATAAGTTAGCTTATGACCACCTACACGCAGGTCGTTATGAGCAAGGTTTTCGATTATTTGAGTATCGGTGGCATCCTGAAATAGTTGCCGAACAAGCCGTACCCTACGAGCCTACTTTTAAAATTCCTGTATGGCGAGGTGAACCTTTATTCGGTAAATCTATCACAGTACAGATGGAGCAAGGCTTTGGTGACATTATAATGTTTGCCCGATTCTTACCTGCTCTTAAGGCTTTGGGTGCAAAACAGGTCGTAGTCTTACAAGAAAGCACACTTCATTACCTTTTGGGGCAGATTCATAGCGTAGATGTCTTTTCTAACAGCACTAATGAGGGCATAGCAAGCCAATCGGACTACTGGATAGGCTCTATGTCACTTCCATATTACATTTCTCTGTCGCACCCGCTAGTAAAGGCTATGTTCCCAGTAACCCGTAAGAAAATAGTGGGTTCTGAGGGCTATTTACACGCTATTCCTAGCAATATCCCACCCAAAATAGGGGTGAACTGGGAAGCTAGTAAGCAAATTCTGTATTACTTGAAGTCAATTGACTACCGACACATTGAAGAATTGGTTGGAGATGATGTTTATAGCCTAAATCCTAAATCTGATGGGCTATTTAACCCACTACCTAACGATGGATGGAAGAAAGATTGGGTAAAAACCGCCCAGCACATGAAAGCTATGAAAGGAGTTGTAACTGTAGATACTGGTACGGCTCATTTAGCTGGTGCTTTAGGGGTTAGAACCATTGTTTTACTACCTAAAGAAGAATTTGTCTGTTGGCGGTGGAAAAATGCCCGTTGGTACGACTCTGTTGTATGCCTAAGACCCCATGAATACGACCAATTACCCGAACTATTAAGGAGAATGTGATGATTTGCCCTAAATGTGGCTATTCTGAGAGCAACCATGTCGTAACTAAGTCAAATAAAGAACATTATTTAGACTTTTGGGGGTTTACCCTAGGTACACCTGAAGCCGAAGAAGCATGGAAGCAAAAACAAGAAATGACCGCCAAAGACGCACCAATGGTTATGTCAGACATTGAAGGCTATGTATCGCAAGTAGATGGTTCTTGGATAAGTAGCCGAAGTCACCATAGAAGCCATTTAAAACAGCACCGCATGATTGAATTAGGTAACGAAGTACCTGTACAGCATAAGCCTGTGGAATTAAGCCGTAAAGACCAAGAAACCCGTAAACGCAAGATTGCCGAGCTTGCTTACGCTAAATTAAATTATCGTTAAGGAGCAATCATGGCAGACCGCAGAGAGATGTTGGAAGCAGCAATGAATGAAGTTGAAATAAAAGACGAACCTCAAGAGGTGGAACATGAGGAAGAGGAAGTACCTCAAGACGAACCCAATGAGAAGGGTGTCGCTGAAGATAAAGCGGTGGCAGAGGAAACGAGCATTGAGGCTGTTGCAGAAGATACGGATGAACCCCCCGAAGAACAGCCTGAGATTAGCGATATACCAAAGCCTACGACTTGGAAGAAAGACCTTTTACCTCTATGGGATAAGATAGCCAAGGGCGAAACATTAACTAAAGATGAAAGCAAAAAACACCTTGAATACCTTAACCAACGAGAGAACGAGTTTAAAAAGGGCGTTAGCGTATATAAAGCGGAAGCGGAACGAGCAAAGGCTCTTGAGGAAGCAATTAACCCGTTTGTACCTGAACTCCAATCACAAGGAATACACCCTGCCGCATGGATAAACAACTTGGGTCGTGCCCACATGATTCTTTCAAAAGCACCCCATGAACAGAAAGTGCAAATGTTTCATAGACTTGCACAAGATTATGGGGTAAACTTAAATGTAAGTAATGAACCGCAACAACCAGTTGACGCATATACTCAACAGTTAATGCAACAACTTAATCAAGTTAATCAAGAGGTTAGCACGATTAAAGGGCGGTTTGAGCAAGAAGAACAAGCTCGTTTAAGTAATGAAATTGAACGAGTAAGAAGTGACAAAGAGCGGTTTCCGCACTTTGATTTGGTGAGGGAAGAAATGGCTCAACTACTTGAGCTAGGTAAGGCCCAAAACCTTGAAACGGCTTATACGAAAGCTGTGAGGATGAACGATGAAGTTTGGGCAGTTGAACAAGATAGACTCTTGTCCTCTGCGAAAAAACAAGCATCTCAATCCCAGCAAGTAGCACGAGCTAAAGCAACGGCTGTTAGCCCAAAATCCGTTACTCCTAACGGAACACAAGCGAAAGTCGAAGCAAAGGATAGGCGTTCTCTACTGATGGCTGGATTAGCCGATGCAGAGAGCGGTAGGCTTTAACTTAACTTAATAAAGGATATATCATGTCATTTGCTAACTCAGCAATCACCGATATTATCGCTACAACCATTCAAAGTCGTAGCGGTGAATTGGCTGATAACTTAACGCAGAACAATGCGATTCTGCAAAGACTTAACTCTAAGGGCAATGTACGCCCATTCTCAGGTGGTAATGTCATCCTTGAAGAAATTTTCTATGATGATACGGCTACTAACAACGCTAACTCGTATAGCGGATATGAAGTATTGAACATTTCTCCTGATAGCCCAATCTCGGCTGCTCAGTACAAGATTGCTCAGTACGCTGCGTCTGTAACCATGAGTGGTTTAGAAATGCTCCAAAACTCGTCAAAAGAAGCAATCATTGACCTGATTGATGGTCGTATGCAAGTTTCTGAAGCCCGTTTATTGAACCGCATTTCAGGCGATTTGTATGGTGACGGAACAGGTAATGGCGGTAAGAACATTGACGGCTTGGCCGCAGCTATCGCTGTATCCCCAACCACAGGTACTTATGGTGGTATTAATCGTGCCAACTTTACCTTTTGGCGTAACCAAATTACCACAGGTGCAAGTTCAACAACAATGCTTGCTAAGATGACCGAAGCCGCTATTAAGCAGATTCGTGGCACAGACAAGGCTGACTTGTACATTGCTGGTAACAATTTGTATCAGTTCTTTGTAAACGCATTACAGGCTATTCAGCGTATTACTACCGAAGAAAGTGGTGCAGCAGGTTTCGCATCCCTCAAGTTCTACGGCGGTGGTACATCTGCTGATGTCGTACTCGGTGGTGGTATTGGTAATCAAGAAACTGCAACTTATATGTATCTCTTGAACACCAATTACATTTTCTTCCGCCCACACAAAGAGCGTAATTTCGTACCTATCGGTGGTGAGCGTCAAGCCATCAACCAAGATGCGATTGTTAAGCTCTACGGATGGGCAGGCAATTTAACCACCAGCAACGCTCAGTTGCAGGGTATTTTGACCACCTAATTTGTAAAGGAAAAATCATGGCTTACTCAGTACTCCCCATTGCAGGCGTTGAATTAGAAACAATCACGCCTGAATCGTTTGAATACACTAACGGCACGACTGTTATTGGAATCCCAAGTTTTGGCCCACTCGGCTCACAAACTTTTGGTTCTGATGGTTTGCGTTATGTATTTGCTAAAGCAGGTGGCACGATTGCAGCAGGTGCAACCGATGTAACTGTTAATGCTTCAACCTTTGCCGCAACTGCTACTGGTGGCACTTATATTGCACCAGCAGAGTCGATGGTATCAGGTGATTATGGTTGGTTTGGAAAAACTAGCGTTTAATCAAAAATTGTAGTAAAAACAAGGGGCTATCTCGTAATGGGGTAGCCCTTTTTCTTTTTAACCGCAGTATCCTAACCACTTGGGAGTTTTAAATGATTGAAAGCGATAGCAGAGATGCAGATTCTCGTCTAGCAGTTAAGTTTTATAAACGAGCAATGAAACTAGAGAATGAATCCAACGAAGCTGGCAGACCAATATTCAAAGATTACGACTTTGTACGCATTATGGTCGCTGGTGACACCCTTACAGAAATTGACACCTATGCACGAGATAGCCATAAACAGCGTTTTCCAAAGCAATGGCTTCAATATCAGGCTACACAAGACTCTAGTAGCGAAATGATTGGAACACCTGTAGAGGAATGGACTTTAATTAGCCAATCCCAAGCCCAAGAGCTACGGGGCATCAAGTTTATGACAGTAGAATCCATCGCTAACGCATCGGACTTACAGCTTCAACGCATTGGCATGATTGCTGGTATGTCACCCCACGCCTTTAGGGATAAGGCTAGAACCTTTCTAAACCTTGCCGAAGAAACCGCAGAAGCCACAAAACGAACTGAAGAAATTAATCAGTTAAAGCAAGAACTTGCCAAAAAAGACGAGGAAACTGCTAAAATCAAGGCTGAAACTGATGCGAAGCTCGCCTTAATGCAAGAACAAATGGCGGCTATACTTGCGGCAGTTGGTGAAAAGAAACCCCGCAAAAAGAAAAGCGTAGAGGAAGCCTAAACTATGTCATCAACGATGCTCCAACTCGTGCAACAGACCACTAGCGAGTTAAACCTTGCTATTCCTACCTATGTTGCGGGTAATACCAGTCAAGATGTACAACAAGTTCTAGCCCTGATGAATCGTGCTGGCTATGATTTGGTTAAAGAATATGATTGGCAAGGCTTACAGTTGGAGTATCGGTTTTACACCGATGCAGTCACTTTTGTAGGTGATACAGTTAGCGACCAAAGTTATAACATTATTGTTACTGGTGACGCTACCGCCTTAAATAGCAACTATTCCATTACAGGCACAGGTATTAATCAAGATACCTATGTGTCAAGCGTAACTTACAACTCAGGCACAAACTTATCGACTATTGTTATGAGCCAGTTGGCTAGTGGCACTTATGTAGATGTGACTTTTACCTTTTCACAGACTAAGTACCCATTACCCCCTGACTTTGAAACCATTACAGACAATACGCATTGGGACAAAACGAAACATTGGCAAATGTTAGGCCCTGAAGATGCTCAACAATGGCAATGGCTAAAGTCGGGTTATATCTCGACAGGCCCACGCATTAGGTGGCGTATTTTAGGCGATAAGTTCCAAATTTGGCCACCATATAACACACAAGAGTATTTAGGTTTTGAATACCGCTCAAAAGGTTGGGCTAGAAGTTCTACCGACCAAGTAAAGAACAGCTTTACGGCTGACACCGATACAACCATATTTGACGATACAGTCATGGTTTTAGGTACAAAACTTAAGTATTTCCAAATCAAGGGATTTGATACAACCTCATTGCAAGCCTGCGGATAGGGGTACAAGTCCATCTTCGGTCAAAAGTAGGATGTCACCACCAAATTTAAAGACGCATTTACGGGCAAAAGTCTGTCCGATGTTCCAAATACCTACTAAAGCCCAATCTGTAGGGTCGGATGGGTCAGAACCCTTATAAACAGCAACTTCTCCGTTACTTGTAACGAATACGGCTAGGTCATCGACCCCGTAACCAGCGTCAATAGTCCAAGTTCCCATCGCTTGTAGGTAGCCACCCTTTTTAAAGATGCCACCAAGAGGGAATTCGCTTACTGCCCCGTTAATACTGTCAACAGGCAAGTACCAAAAAGACAAACTATTCTTTTCTACAAAGTACAGACGCTCTTTAAACAAGTTGACATAGGCAAATGTATTAGAGTTTTTACCTGTAATGTAGTAATTAATCGTATAAGTGCCAACTGTGGTCGCATCACCGCTTGGGGCAGTAGCCATCGTATAAGTGAGGGTCGTTCCACCCGTTACAGTAATGCGGTAAGTTCCGTTAAATTCGGCAGGAATAGCCCCTGCGACTGTTATGGTGTTACCTGTAACTAATCCATGAGCTACAGCAGTCGTTAAGGTAGCAGTTAAATTGCCTGTTCCACCCCTAGTAATGGTAGAAATAGTCTGTGCGGTGCTTGTTGTGGCACTTCTTGACCATCTTGTACCATCATAAACGACCATTGGGTCAACCCCGTTGACAGCAGGCATAAACGAGCCACCAGCAGTCGTAATCATGGCGTGAATCCACTTACCATCGGTGTTACCTGTCAGGCTTTGGGTAGCCGTAGAGGTGCTTGCATCATAAATAATGGTAGCCGTAGAAGCAAAGAGTTTGGTAGTCGTTGGGCTAGAGTAATTCATTAGGGATAGGACTGCCCCAGTAATGCCTATTGAATACTTTGAATAGCCTTTTCTGAGAGTCACATCCGTAGGCGTAGGGAAGAAGTTAACCATTTGAACCGCATCTAATGGGTTCATTTCTGCCAAAGAATCCCTAGCGTTCCAACCCCCAATGGGGGATGGTAAGGAAGCTGTAACTGCCCGTCTTTGTTGAGCTACAGCCATGTTTAAGTTCCGTAGCCAGTATCAGGAATGTTAGCGTAACCAATAAGCACCTTCGTTGGGTATGGTGCAAACGACAGGTTAGCAGAGCCTTTATCGTTGGCTTTAGCGACATTCAGATAGCGGAAATAGTCTTGTTGCAATGCAGTAGTATCAAATCCCTTGATTTGGAAATATTTAAGTTTTGTGCTTAGAACCAATACTGTATCGTCAAATATGGTCGTATCCGTATCAGCCGTAAAGCTGTTCTTTACTTGGTCAGTAGCACTTCTAGCCCATCCTTTTGAGCGGTATTCAAAGCCTAAATACTCTTGTGTGTTATATGGTGGCCAAATTTGGAACTTATCGCCTAGAATACGCCACCTAATGCGTGGGCCTGTTGAGATATAACCCGACTTTAGCCATTGCCATTGTTGAGCATCTTCAGGGCCTAACATCTGCCAATGCTTCGTTTTGTCCCAATGGGTATTGTCTGTAATAGTTTCAAAATCAGGGGGTAATGGATACTTAGTCTGTGAGAAGGTAAAAGTCACATCTACATAAGTTCCACTAGCCAACTGGCTCATCACAATAGTCGATAAGTTTGTGCCTGAGTTGTAAGTTACGCTTGACACATAGGTATCTTGGT